CCATCCACGTTGTATTGCGGAACTTGCCCTGCGTAGAGCAATGCAATCAACTCACGATACGCCTTTGCCCATCCCGGCTTGCTATCTGCCACGTTGATCACTGTGTTAGACTTGCTAAAGTTGTCCGACACCACAGGCAACTTGTCCACGTTCTCACGCTCCACAGAGAAACCTACCCCCGTGCCACACATTAAGATGTACATACACTCATCGAACGCACGAGGGCTGTCCACAGGGATGTAGCTACAGTTGTAGCCACAGATGTTATCTCGCGCTAAAGCAGGTCCAGCGGTCATCATAGCCCTCATAGACGGCATGATCTCAAGATTGAGGATAGCCTCACGTAAGTCATCTACATCACTATCAGGAAGAACGTAATCGAACTTATCCCTCAAATGATCCGACATAAATCCTATGTAACGATCTACAGTCTCATCAAAGTTTTCACGGCGTCCCTCGTCTTCTATCCAACGGGCGTAGCGAGACTTGTGTATAAATTCTTGGTATGGTGTGGGAAGTAAATTATTCATTGTCTGTTCCTTCTTTATTTTCTATGAGCTTGTCGAGGTAGAACCGCGCTTTCTTGAGATCTTCGATTCCGTTTTTGTATCTGTATCTCCAGAGGTACTTGATGATGTTGCCTTGCAAGTAGTATTCGTAGCCATTGTCTGTCGCCGCCGCGATTGCATCAAGGCATTCGATACCTGCTTGATTGTAGTGTGGCGGGTTATTGACGTTATCAACCAACTCTCCATTTATTCGCTGTTTCATGTATTCTTCGTGTCTCATTGTTCGTTCCCAAAATCTATTTTAATTACGTTCGAACCTTCTTCTCGACTGATTTCAGGATTATTTGTAGCCTCTGCTAAAGACTCTCTCACGTGTTCGTGGGCTAATCTAGCCATACCTGCAGCAGTAACCCTGTCGAAGTCTGAATCAATAAGTTCCATGATGCCATTGAGGACTATGGTGCCAGCTTCAAAATACTGAGAGTCGTCCTCAACTGTCGTATCATAGGCCGATATAGAAAATGTTTCATCATCTAATTTGTTGAGTATGATATACCATCTGTCGGGTAAGAGACTTGCTTTTTCTAACTGCTTATCATCAATCGTCATTTTTCAACCACTCCTCCGGGACTGCACCTTCAGCCCATTCGAATCCGTGTTTATCGGCCCACATACCGTACGTGGTTTTACTGCCTCTGTATATTTTATTTTTAGAATTAAGAAATACTATGCGTATATCGTGGTCAGGATACTGTTCTTTTACAAGCTGCATCTTCACTCTGTCACCCTTGTCGAAGTACCCCTTCGCTTCGATGAATATCTTTTGATCAGGCAGATAAAAATCTGGAGTGTAAGTTCTTGGCTTGGGAACGTAAGTCAATCTTGTTGACTCATACTCGTAGGGCACAGACTTTCTAGCCAGCGACTTAGCCATGCTCAATTCAAAGTTAGACCTGAATTGTGATCTCTTCACAGTTGCATTCCTATCGAACCCATTCTTTTTAGCACGTACCCTGCGACCTTTGGAGATTGTTTTTCTAGGATAGAAAGTTCGTTTGTCAAGTGGATCAATGGGACGCATACGTTGGCTCCTGATTGTGACACTTTGGATATCTTAGATAGTTCCGATTCGATATGCAATATGTCTCGTTTTTCTGTGTGAAAGGACAGGGTTCCTGTTTCGCTGTAGTTCTCACGCAAACAAATAGGTAAACCTCGTTGACTTTGTCTGATGTATACCAGCTTCCTGTCCCCACCTTCACCCCTAGATGACTCCACATAGACGTGATATAGGTCAGGATTCATGTCCATTAGATCTACTTCGTAGTTCCTGACAAATAAGTATGGCATATCATAGTTCCCTCTTCTTAAGTCGTGTGTACCAAACTAGCGGAGGGAACTTAGCTTTCGATGTGACTTTACCGTGTATCTCAGCTTTAGGCCAGCAGTGGAACTTGTGTCCACAGAATCCACACGGCTTGGGCATAAGTTTGTTACCCGTGCGAACCAGCCCACCATCCTTATATGTTTCGAACTCATCTGGAAAAGGCTTAAAAGGCTTCGACTTTGGGTTTGTCAAAAACTTGACACGTTCTTCAGCATCTGCCATGTATTTGACACGATCTTCATCTTGCCACTCTGGGGCATCGACCACAGCAATTTGTCCACCAGATTTGTTTATGACGATCCAGCCTCCAAACGGCATATTCATAGCAGTGGCATACAAGTACCCCTGCATTACGTAACCAAATGGATCATCCTCTTTTATAGAGTCGTAGCCACCGAATCCAAACTTGTGCTTGAAAGCCCAGTCACTAGCGGACTTGATGTCCCACACCTTTTCGACACCAGACTCGTCCCGTATGATAACGTCGAGAGTGCCCCGTATTTTGTGACCAGCTATTTCTAGTTCTACTTCTTTTTGGAAGTCAACGATATCTATACCAGCCTCACGCATGATGCACATCAGCATAGCTTCCGATAGATCACCGAACCAAAAACGAGTGGGAGCGTTGTAGGGTAGTTCTTCTTTGTGTCCATCCCTTTCTAGGATTTGTTGACACAAGTGTCTACCTAAACCAGACATACGTATTCGATATGTTCTGTCGTCCTTAGATATTTGTTTAGCTGCGGACTCTTTGCAGTCTTTTGTGAACTGCGTTAAACTAGACAGGGAGACATTTACGTCCCCCTGCCCAACTTTATTTAGATAGTCTTGGAGTTTAACCAGAAGCAGCATCTCTGAACTCTGCGGCAAGATCTACGTCGTCACCGCTAGAGATCAGCTTAACAGCCTCACGATGTTCGCCCATAACTGTATCGTTGTGGGCTTTGATTGTATCAGCGAAGTTAGCCATCAAGTCTTTGTCCTGATCAGTCAAAGTCTTAACGACACCAGCAGAGGAAGGAACAGGAGTCCAATAAGTTACACTACCCTTCTTCTGTTTGCTCGTGGTCAACTTCATCTCAGTCAAAACCATCAGCTTATTCTGTTTCGCAAGCGACGAAACGAAATCAGCAATAGGCTTGAAGCCTGACCGTTTGAAATATGCCACAACTGGCTCATTCACCACATCTACAGGCGTACCATCTGCTTCACGAAAAGCACCACTGATATGCCCATACATCACTTGATTACAGACAACTGCACGACTCGACAAGTATCGTGGATCGTCCTTGTCTAGGGCGTTCTCTTCATCCCTCGACAAACGACCACACTTATCGCCGCCCTCAGTGTCTGGAAAAGCACCCCCGAAGGAAGTTTTTTGGATAGACTTACACGAGAAGCCACCCTTACCTTCATTCAACTCTGCATCCCACATACTATACTCAAAAGTACGTAACAAAGTTCGCAAGACAACTTCTGATGCGTAGACAAACCTGCCATCTAGATACATCTTCCAATCCCCTCGTTTGAGGTTCATGCCATCTTCTGTTTCTTGATCGTAGTTTATACTGAGTCGCGGTAGCCCAACCTTTTCGGATGACGTGGTCCCTTGACCAGTAACTTTCATAATCTCAGTTATGTCCTCTGAGGTCATAGCTGATACTATGCTGTCGAGATCCTTTTCAACTTCCAACACTTCTGTCCCTAACATATCCATCTCCTGTTTCTAGGGTTGTAGAATGATATTACAAATCGACTTCTTGTAAGTCAAGCCAATTATCGCCCATTTTTATTTCGATGCCGACAGGCATATCATAAGTCACGTTGTAACGACGATTTGTTTCGTGCGGCAAACACAGCATAGCCTCTTGCATCAGCTTGATACAGATGTCTATTTCGCTTGGGTGTGCATCGATAACAATCGAATCGTGCACGGTATTGCATATCACAGACTGTAAGTTATTTTCTGCGAAGAATCCGTCGAGTTCGACAAGAGCGATAGGTAACAGATCCGCTGTAGCGAATCCCTGCACGGGGTAGTTACAGATGTTGGTGCGGTATGTAGCCGTTCCGTACTTGGTCCACCGCGCATCAGGGAAAGCATACTGTCTCCCACTTGGAAGGGTGATTACACGCTTTTCTACGGCCTCTCGCTGGAGGTGATCGTGCCAGTTGGTTACTCCCTCATACTTGTCCTTGAAGGCTCTGTAGTAGCGTTGTTGGTCCTCTGTGCCCGTAGTGCCACCGTAGAGTGGTTTGAAGGTATGTGCCTTCGCTTCTTGACGAGAGCAACCTATCACGCTGGCAGTGTAGCTATGCACATCTGTGCCCTCGCCTACATCAATATACACCTGACTGTCTTTCGCAAGAAATCCCGCTACCCTGAACTCCAGTTGCGAGTAATCACCTTCGATAATCTTGCCGCCTTGAAAGCGACTCTCGACAACCTTCCTGATCTCAAATGTGTTACCTCGTGGCATATTTTGAAAGTTAGGATTGCGAGACGAAAGGCGACCCGTCGCCGTAACACACTGCATAAATTCAGGGTGGATGAGTCCCTTATCGTCCACATTGTTTTTCATACCCTCTACAAAAGTTCCTAAGTACATTCGGAGTGCGTTGTATCTGACGTACGCATCTGCAAACTCACGGGCGGGGCCACTGAGTGTTC